AAGCATCTGATGCATTGATTAAAACATATTTACCAGTTGTGTCATATGCATAAATACCATGTGTAGATGTAACTCCACCAGCTGTTACCGCTGAGGAAAATGCTCCAATTTCAATCGCAGCGTTTGGAGTTACTCCATCTACTGCATAACTTTTGATAACTCTGAGCTGTCCAGTAACTGTTGGTGAACCAACACTTATTGCTCCAGTAAAGTTACCCGCTTTAGCATTAATAGTTCCAGTTACTGATAAAGTTGTGCCATTCCATGATAGATTATCTGTTGCGCTGCCAATTTTTATAACAGCCGCATTATCTGCCACCGTATTACCAGATACATACCAATAGTTATTTGTACTTAAATATAAACCCTTGTTAACATTGTTTCCGCCAATTCCATAACCAAGCTTCATGTCTCCAGCAGTTAAAGCCTTTGTTCCAGTTATTGATCCCGTAAATGATGGTACAGTTACTGTTGTATTAGACCAAGTAGAAGAAACATTATCGTATTCATCATAAACCGACAAGCCAACTTCATATGTTTGTCCAGCAAGAAGTCCGTACAAAAATGTAGACGTAGTTGTTCTTCCTGGAATAGACATAAATGTATACCCACCAGAACTTCCATTTATTCTAAATCTTATTTTATATCCAAGGGTTGTGGTATCAGAATTTTGAGTCCATGTAAAAGGAACTTTATAGTTAAAGTCAAAAAGCCCGTCGCCATCAACCGATGGTGTGCCAGGAGTTATTACGCTACTATTTGATGGAGCAGTGGCATCGTAGCCACTTGGACTTAGCGATGCAACAGATTTTACATTAGAGTATAAAGAGTATGTTCCATCCTTTACCTTATGTCTTATTCTTACATACTTTGTATTTAAATCAGAAACATAGTATGCGCTTATTGGGCTTTGTCCATAAGTCATTAACGAGTAAGTGCCGCCGAGTGTGGTTGATTGATAAACTTCTGTATAAAGATATGACTCTGATTCGCCTGGGTCTGTAAATGGATTTACGTAAACAAAGTACCCGTCAAGTCTTGCTGATAGATTCCATGAAGCGTCATCAATTGCCTTATCAGTTAATGTACTTCCGTTAGATGCCGTTGTAAAAGATAGACCTGAGCTGACGCCATCATCATTTACTGTTTTAATAACTCCAGAAAAAGCTTTAGGAACATGCTTTGAATTTCCAGAACTTCTCCAAGTATCCATCCTTGCTTCTGTTAATTCAAACTTTTGTCTAGTTTGAGATGGATCCACATTCTGAGTAAATTTACCAGTAGTCAAAACTCCGCTACCATTTAGAGCAGACAAAGATATCTCAAAACTTTTAGCTCTGTTTGCCAGTACACCATCAACTAACTCTTCTGGCCTGTCGAAACTTATAAATAGAGTGTTGCCTTTCCACTCACTGGATATATTTGCAACATTTGGTACTGAGACTCCAGGTGTTGTAACTTCAAACACAGCAGAATAATCGCTTATAGTTTTATCTTCATACACCCATGCAAATTGCATCTTGTAATCGGTGTCTAGGTTTAAGTCAGTTAATACTACGTCAATATAATCTTTATCGTCTTGAATTTGACTAACATCATTTAAGAGGTCTGGCGGAACATATCCCGCACCTCCATTCTTAACGATTGGGTTTGCCATTAGAAGGATAGATCCAATCTATACTCTATGTCGACTTGTCTTCCAGCTAATTTGTTTAATGGCGTTGCAAGAGATGATCTACTTATTAATCCATATGAAGGATCAAATGTGTCCTCATCATTAATTCTAATTCCATCAAAATATGCAGAAGTTGCTCCGCCTGAATCTGATGTAACAACTATTCCAATTTTAGATATTGCTTTTGCGTCTGGATTATTGATAGGATTATTCAACATTGTTCCTAGGGCAACTGATTTAATTCTATCTCCAGCAGACCCATCTCCAGTAACTTGTGCCTCATAGTAATCTGTTGCTGAGCTATAAAATCTAATTTTAATATTTGCAAGATTGGCGTCTGCTTCATAAAATGCAAACGACAGCGTATCATTTACGCTATATCCAGATATATCTAAATTGTTTACAGATGTATTATATTGAATAGAAGATGATGATCCAGATGTAGACATCTGAACTAAATACTTTCCAATTCTTGGATTGTTAGATGTTACTATTGGCGGGAATGTTACTCCATCTGAAGATAGAGTCCATAATGTATTATCTTCAAAGTCTGCCAGGAACTTGTCATCATAGTTATTTACTGATGATCTGAGTCCTGGATATATACCGACTTCCTTTACAATTCCCTCCACATCTTGAGGAATAGTTGTTTTATAAATAACAGAATAATTAAATCCACCTAATCCATCAGATTGTATATCTATTCCTCCATATGAAATTGGTAGTCTATAAAATTCAAATCCAAGTCTGCTGTTGCTGGGGGATACTGCATAGTCTGAATCATTTGCTATTCCCAGGGCCATATCTTTAGAATCAAACGGCACGTTTCCAGCGATATAGCTGGTTAGGAATCGCTTGCCGAACTTTGTTATTATGTTATCTGAACGATAAATTTCTTTTCCGTCTTCATAAAATATATATGTGCCCTTTATCATTACTCTCCACCACTTCCTGTTGGAACTGCAATTCTTGCATCCATTCCAGACAAAACCTGACCACTACTATTTCTAATTCTAATAACTAATTTAGCTTTTGTTTTATTTGTCTTTGTATCCACATAAACACTTTTTGTGACAGACTCTATATCTGACAGCTGAGGTATTTTATTAGGCTCTCCTGGGCCTCCTGTGCCCTCTATCAAGCCTTCTACTGCGCCACCTAAAGGCAGCGGAGTATATCTAATATACTTCTGATTCATATAATATGCATCTGAAGTACCTGGAGAAATAACTGGTTCAGAGTTTTGGGTTATATCTAAATTACTTATTCTTGGTGTGGTAGCCATTTATTTATTATACCATTTATCAACTATAGTGTTCTACACACTATTGAAGTTGACAGCCCCTCTGAATATGAATGATCTACATTCGTTACTATAAATTTTTGTGTTGTGCCATCTAAGCCATGATAGTCATACTTTATTGATATTACATCTCCAACAGAAATAAGTGGGTTGCCAAACATTTCTAAAGACGAGACCATCTGTTTTTTAGCCCACTGTGTTTTAATCCACTTCGCAAGGTTAATGACATCAGTATTATTTTGAAGCCATTGAGAAGAAAATATAACTGGCTCTTCTGATGTAAATTCATTTGAAGAGTCATCTACATATTCTAATACGCCTGACTTAGTAACAGTCTTGCCGCCTACATAAAAAGAATATGTGTCTCCATCATCTAGCGGTATATATGTTCCAGAATTATTTAAAACATATGCCTCTGCAGAAAATGGAGTGGTTCTTGAACCAATAACTGTAGCAAACTTATTTGCTCCAGTTGAAGGCCAAAGTGGGTAGGCTGGCCTACTGCTATATTTAATATCGACTTTTCTTATTTCTCTTGCAATTATTCCAAACTCTTCTACCTGACCCTTTATCGGCTCAGTGTCTGTTGATTGGTTTAAAACCTTTTCTCCATATAAGAATTGAAGAGAATTGCTTGAAAACTTTCCACTATACAGATTATATGTGTACTTCGCATTATATTGTGGCTCTGTGGTTTTTATTCCATAAACATAATCAAATTTAGTTGTTCCAGTTGTAGATATCATAGCAAGTATGTTTGTTGGAGATAGTATTGGATTTTCTGTAGTCTTTGTATCTATTGCATCGACTTGATATCCATTTACATAAACTGTTATTGTATTTGCCAAACTAGTTGACTTTACTCTTATATCTAATCTGTATGAATCTCCGCCATAAATTCCAGAAAGCTTAACCTGCTCTGTCTGACTATCATCTAATCTTTGTATTGTGTTGTTGCTAACCTTTAATATTGAAAGCTCATTTTTTGAAGACATTGCTGAAGATTTTGCGCTTGTATCAATTTTTACTATATATCCAGAGCTTGCATTAGAAGACATAAAGAAACCAAATGCTCCGCCAGCAATTGGATCATTTATATTGTTTTCCATAAACATTGTTGTTCCAAATGTATAGTACTGGTCGGTACCAGAAGTTGGCATAGATGTAAAAGCCTTATATGCTAAAGAGTAGTCAGTTTTTGAAGGAGAATTGTTTGTGACACAGAATAAAGATCTTGCTGCAGCTACACTATTTTTATCATTAAGAACTCCCTTTTGCAAGAATCCGCTTGCTGCATTAATTCCTTCTATAGTATTTGTGTTTACTGCTCCTGGTAATCCATACTTTATAGATGAATTATTTGATGCAGTTGAAGTTCCAGTACCATCCCATGCCTTGTCTACTGTTGTCCATGAAGATATGATATCTTTTGAACCAACCTTGTGATCTCCTAGTGGTGTTGAAAATGCTTGTCTTGCTTTAATTCTATATCGCCCTGTTGGTCTAAAAAATGCCGTCTCTGGCTTTGTGTAATCTTGTGCGCCAGCTTTTGCTAGTGCTCTGTATTTAAATACATCGCTTTCATTTTCAATTACAACATCTACCCAATTTGTGCTACCAATTGGCTGGTAAGTATATTCAACAGCATCGTATTCAATTATCTCTGAGTTAATCAGTAGGTAGCCGTTAAATGAGAAAAGAGACTGTATGTTAGTGTTATCGTCTGTCACTATTGGAAGAAGCTTAACCCAGCTATTTGGTCCAGCCGCTTGGGAAGATAAAAGATCTTCGTCTAAAGATAATGCGCCTAGATAGGCTGTTGGAGATTTCCAAATCGGACTGTTGTCTTGAATGTAATTTGATGTAAGTGCGCTTTGCCATCTTACAATAACTTTATTTGCAGAAGGAAGATCTTGTTTTGACATAGATACTATGTTTGGAAGAATTGTAATTATATTTGGAGATGACCCTTCTTGTAGATCATCATATGTTGCTTTCCAATCAACGTCTCTATCTCTGTATAAAAAATCTCTAGTGTAAAATTGAAGAACGTTGTTTTCATCAAATACAGCAGTCATCTGAGTATCTCTACATATTTGTTGCAATGTTTCCCAAACAGTTGTAGAGTCGTCTGTCCACCAGTAGGCTGGAGATATTATACTTTTTTCTAAATTTAAATCTGGGTGAATATTAATATTGTAATTAGTAAATCCAATATTATCTAGAAGTCTTCTAATAATAGCAGTAACAGAATATCCCTCACAAAATATATCTGGGCAAACAATCTCCTGTAATATCTTTGCTCCGTCTAAACATTCTACATCTACATTTCCATATTCAGATATAGACCAGCTATCCATAAAGAATTTGCCCTGATTAATGATGTCATACTTTTCAGATGTTCCATATGCTCCATCTGCATGATAAACTTTAAAATGTGGCTTAACTTCAGCTAGCTTATAAAAATAAATTTTACCATCTTCAAATTCTGTAGTTGACTTTATGTAAGATACAGACTTTATAGAATCTTCATTATACCTATTCATTTGCATTGAAAGAGAGTTTGCGGATATATATCCTACTGGCAATGTATCTCTTGATGAAGATGAGCTTTCTTTTAATATATCAAATGCCTCTACGTCTGATGATACGTCAATAACATACTTTGGTGCCACCTCAATTATTCCAACATACTCGTTTGAAGAAACATCAATTGATAGCCCAACTTTATTTATTGCAATCCGTGCTGATGTATTTAGGTCTGCTTCATTTTTTGACCACCCAGTGCCAGTATAATATATAGTTAAAGAACCAGCATCATAATTCTTTTTATTATCTGTTTTAAATGGCTTTATGTCTGAAGACGTTCCAGTAAGAAGTGTTTGAGATGATCCACCTGGCACTGTTCCACTAATTGTCCATGAGGCTGGAAGTGAATGAGATATTTCAAACTTAACAACTATCTTATTTACAAAAATAGTTTTAGGATATGAAATAGATAAGGTTGTATCTTGTCCAATTGGAGTTATAAAGTATTTATAATATGTGTTCGCTCCTGGAATATAAACTCTATAGTCTTTTGAATAGGATACATTTACTGGATTAGCCCATTCTTGAGAATTAACATCTCCGTTTATATAATATTTAATTCCTGCAAGTTCTGGTCTAATTGGCTTTACAATTGTATCTACTGGGAAAAGCTTTTGAAATGGCTTAGCATTATTAATTGTTTTATACTCTGCTCCAGTAACAACTATATTGTTAACCATAGAGTTAAGATTATATTCTATTAAACAACCCGCATTTATTTTTATTGCATGGTTTGTTTTCAATACTTTTTTTAATGCATCTGAGGCGGGAATCATTTAAACCTCTTCCAGAGATAAAGACACATTCCAATGAGGTTGTATACCACGCTTTACAATTGTAAAAGTTGCTTCTGTACATGAAACATTATATTCTTCATAACCAGATGACTCTTGGCTTGTTCCAGTCTTTGCCATATTTACTCTTATTTTAAAGGTTCCCGTTCCGCCATTTTTATAAAATTCTCTTAAATCTTCTGCTCCCCATGCACCATCAACGGTTAAAGTTCTATATGAAGGAAGCATTTCCCAACTTAGATTAAATGATTTCTTATCTGCAACATGGTACTTTCTTAAAGTACCATTTGACATTCTTCTTTTAGATTCAATTCTTTGTGTTCCAATTGTAAATTCTGATCTATTGTGCTCTGTAACTTTGTTCCAAGCTAATGAAGTTCCAGCTGGAGTTGCTAATAAATCTTTAGCTTCAATTAATAATATTGAGCCTCTTGGCATCATCATGCTCATACTGTAATTCCTCCACCAGTCATGCTCTGTCTTCTTGCTCCACGGGCATCCATTATATTAACTATATGGTTTGCAAGCTCTTTAACATCTTGTCCCTGTGCGCCATTAACAACAATTCCTCCAGCATTATAGTGGTGAATTGATCCACCTTTATTATACCCTGGAACTTGATTGCTAGCAATACCTACCGTGCTTGTTGGAATGTTATATGTAGGAGAAGCCATTCCTCCGTTGGCAAATCCTGGTATAGACATTTTTGGATTAAATGAGGTGTTTACAATTCCCCCATTGGCAAATTTAGGAATTTGTATTTTGCCATTGTTAACAAATCCCCCGCCTGCTGCTTCTTCCACATTTTTTAGCTGTTCTTTGATATCAGAAATTATTGACATAAAATCTTTTTCAGATAAAGCTCCCCTAGCATATAGACCTACAGCTGATTTTTGAACTGCTAAAAGATCTTTTTCATCTGCATAAGTTTTTCCACTTGTATATTTGCCAAAACGTGTAAACATTAAAAGTGCGCCTAAAGCTTTTTGCGTATCACTTATTCCAACACCTATATCTCCTGTTTGAGCTCTTTGTGCATTTAAAATATATTCAAATGGGTTGTGTCCTGAGCCATGAGCTAAGTTGTCTATGTCGCTAGCATTATGTCCGCCATCAAACCTGACTCCAAGATTCGCAGCCATTTCTGCTATCTCTTCTTTGTTTAAAGAGCTAAATTCTCCTCTAACGGCATACCTGTATTTTTCATCTATTCCAATTTGTTTCTTTGCTTTATCTATTGCTAGTATTTGCAAAATTCTTGAAGCGCTTAAATACTCATCAGATTCATAATTGCTTCGTGCTGGCATGTAAAATTCTTCTGAGTGACTACCTCCCATAGCATTGTCTGTACGTGCTATAGGTTTTAAATTACCATTTTCGTTAACTGCTTGTAATATTTGAGCAAGCTCTGATTGAGAATATTTTTCTTTTGCTAAATAAAATATTTCTTTTGCTGAAAAATCTTCTGCAATTATTGGAGGTTCTTCTCCATCTTTATACAAATTAAGTTCTTTTAATTTTGCTATATAATCAGATTCTTCAAGTGGAAAGCCTGAGCTTAGCTCTCCTTCTTTTTTACTGTAGTGAAAAGGCTTTCCAAATCTTTGCAAGAAATAACTGTCTACTGAATGAAGCTGTTCTGGTTTTCCATTGTACTTCATTAAATTAGAAAGTGTGCTTACTATAAATGGTCTATCTGGCTTCCATTCACCCTGCATATGTGACTGAACTGCGTCATAAATTCCAAAGTGTCTTGATGTTCTAGCTGCGGCTAATTGTTCTAGAGTGCCGACAGTTCCTTCAGGGAGGCCTTTTGGACCAAAAAATCTAGAAAGTATGTGGGTCGCTGCATCTTTTTCAAAAAGATCTCCCTTGCCATCTGTTGATGGGAAATCGTCATTAAATATTCTTATCATAGGAATATCTCTTGGTGTTAAAGGAGTGTAAGAAGGATCCCAGCCTCTTGCTTTCAGGTCTGCAATTTCTTTTTTAGTTAAAGGCTTTTCTCCACGCACCCCATGCAAGCCACCTCTTGGGCCGCCTTGTCGTGCAATATTGGCAGCTACCGCTTCTTGTTGTAGTCTGACATTTTCTATATATTCCTGAACCATTTTTGTAAGTAGTGGTGAAATTGCTTTTGTTTTAGTTTTAATAGCAACATCATCTCTTGTATTGCCACGCATTGCAGAAATTAATTGTGCAAGCCCTGCTGGATCTAGTGACTCTGAAAGCTCTGGCCTTCTAAGGCCAAAAAGATGTGGGGATGCTAAATCTTGTGGATCAACCTTTTTTAAATTTATGCTACCTGATGCTAGCATATTCATTAAAAATTCTTTTACTTCTCTATCGCCCCATTGGTATCCTGAATCCATTTTATCTAATAATCTTCTAGCTTTTGTATGGTTTGGATCTTTTTTCAAAATATAGGATAGGATTCCTTCTGGTGTTGTAGGAATAATATCAGTTACCTGATGGCTTGCTAATAATGAGCTTAAATTTTCAGTACGACCTTGAAAAACAACTGCGTCATTTCCAAAACCGCTTCCTGAATGCACTGGTACATTTTTCCCTTCATGAATTACAAATGGCGGGTAAACGTTATTTGGCTTAAAATCATCTGAAGAAATTTTTACTTGTGGTTTTTGAATCATTGAAGATATTTTATTTTCGGCAAATGGTCTTGATGCGCCGATGATTGCTGCAGTTATAGCATTAGATGTAAATTTTGGAACTGCTGATGTTGCATATGGTATAGAACCCTTTGGAAGAAGAGAGCCTAATCCAGGAAGTCCTTTTGACAATCCATATCCTTCAGCTAGTCCTCTTATCGAAGCGTTTCCAGCTGCTGCTGGCAATAAGAATGAACCAAAATCTAATCCAACTTGTGCAGCAATTTCTGGAAGTACAGACTTAACTCCTTGTTGTTTTATTTTTTCTTGTTGTGATTTTAATCCTTCTATGTTTGTAGAAGCAATTGGGTTTGTACCAGTAAAGGCTGCTTGTACTCTGTCTAAAGATAATATTGCTGGAAATAAAAAGTTGTCATAAATTTTTTGAGCAACAGATTTTGGAGCTTTATAATTACTTGCCATGTGTCCAGCAGGCAAACGTCTGCGGCCTGATCTTCTACCTGATGAAGATTCCATTTTTTGTTTTAGGGCAGCTGATACAGAGCCCATTGATGACATTCCTAAACTATGTGGGGCGCCTGAATGAGTATGTCCTACTGGTCCGCCAGCATGGAACATTAGCGGTCCTAAACCGTAAGCACCATTGCCAATGCCACCCGTAGAGGCGCCAGAGCCTGCAAGACGCATAGGGTCTCTGTCTATGCCCATTCCTGGGCTTGCAAATGGCTTGCGTGGCTGCTCAAGCATCTGATGCATGTAGTCTGAATGCTGTGGGACCGAACCGCTAAATTTAAGTCCTGGTATTTCTGTTCCGCCCCAAATATCCATGCCTGGGCTGCGTGGCCCAATAAATCTTGAAAGTTCTCCCCAATATTGACCGAAAGGATTACCTATAGGTCTTCCAGATCTAGAGTAAGGAACACCTGGCTTTCTTTGTCTTGGTACTGTTAGTGGCCCCTTAATCCAATTTCCAGAATCAGTTAAGCTGTTTACAACTTTTCCACCTTCTGCAAACTTCTTTATGTTTACCTTTGTGCCTGCAAAAATTCTTGACCCGCCCATATATTTTGGATCATTTAGCTGTGGATTCATTTCCATTAATTGCTTGACGCTAATACCATACTTTGCAGCAATTGCAGATAATGTATCTCCTCTGCCTACTGTGTATCTATCATTTTCATAATCTGACTTAGCATCATCTGCGCTGTAATATTCTGGTGTGCCATATCCATACTTAATAGTATCTACTGGCTTATATGAAGGTCTTCCAAATCCTACAACTGGAGCATTCTTCATATTGTATTGTCTTACTTTTGCATGTACTCCGCCGCCGCTTCTTTGACTTCCAGAACCTGATGTATTTCCTTCTATAGTTGAAACTGCATTGCTACTTAAAACATTTCTTACTAACCCTACGTGAGAAATTCTATTAACGCCATCTCCTGGGAAATCCATGAAAGCTAGATCTCCACGCTTTGGATTCATCTTTGTCCACTTGCCACTCTTCATAAATGACTGAGCTCCACCAGGAGTCCAAATCATGCTTGCTAAATCTACCCCAGCATTTTTTGCTGCCCAATTTATGAATGCTCCGCACCATGCTATGTATCTGCTCTGCAGATCATAAGCCTTTTGTGCAAATCTACCAAATATAGTGTCGTTGTTCTTTCCTTCTTTATATCCAAGCATAGACTCAGCTGCTTTAATCATTGAGTCTACTGTGCCTAGAGTGCTTTCTTTTCCGCCTCTCATCTTACTTACTTTTCCGCCATTTGCAAATCTACCAGCATTTAAATCATGAAGGAATGATGGACCAAATTCTTTTTCAGCTTTTTTAACTGAGTCTGCTTTTATTACCCACTCACCGTCTGAAAGCATTGCAGGAATTGAATCAGATGTTGAAGTTCCTGGACCACTTACATTTCCTCCGCCATCATAATTAGTTGCATAGCCGCCCATAGCAAGTTTTCGGGCTCTTGATGGGAATATCTTTGCATCATATCCAGACTCAACAACATATTTAACTCCATCAACTTCAAAATATTTACCCTTTTGATATTTATTTGTATTAATAATATATGTCAGCCCTGCTTTAGTTATTGTTCCATCTTTAGACTTTAGTGGTGCTGCTTCTGCGGCAGTTGTTCCCCCTGGTGCAACTTTAGGAAGAGTTGCGGCGTTAACCTTAAATGGATCCTCTTTTGTTCCACTTCCAGTTCCTGATGTCGCTCCAGCAAATTTATCTACTGCAAGAATAAACTTATCTACAGCTGATGCAAATGCTACATTTTTATTATCATTTACTGCCTTTGCTAAAGCCTGTGCAAGCTGAAGTTCTGGAGACATAGCAACTGGCTTGCCACCAGCTTGTGAAGGAGGCTGGTTAATTGCAGGATAGTTGCTAAGCATTTCATCTGCAGCTTTTTTAATTGATCCGCCAGCTTCTCTCATTTCATTAAAGATTTGAATTAGAAGCTTTTCGTCTGACTTAGAGAAGTTGCCCCCTGGATTTCTTGTTACAATATCATTTATTCTTGCTCTAAAGTCAGCAATAGTGGCAAGGTCTGCAGACTTTTTAGCAGCTGCTGAGCCTGCTGTGGCGTTATTGTCTGCTGCATCATCTATTATTTTTTGCAATCTTTCAATTTCTTTATTTTGTTGCTCAATGCGCTTTTCATAATCATTTGTAATTGATTCTCTTGTAATCTGTCTTTGTCTATCTTCTTGCAATTTCTTTATGTTAAGTTGAGATTGAGCAGCAGCAGCAAGATCACCAGCAGCCAAGAACTCCTGATATCTTATCTGCTCTTCCTTTAAAGATTTAGCAAAGTCGGCTTCAGCCTGCTGAACATCCAAAAGCTTTAATCTAGTATTTCTTTCTTTTTCTAACTGATTTATAACCTTCTGGATTGACTTTATTTTATCCTTGTAATAATCGGCATCAAACTTTGCAGCAGCCTTTTGAGCCTTAATTGCATTTTCAGAGGCTTTCTTTGCTGCATCATAAAGTTTTGCTAAAGCAGAGAGGGGGTTATTTGAATCTGTTGATGAAGTTACTTCATTTAAAGCACCTTGGTATGCAGCAAGTTGTCTGGCAAATTCTACAGCTTCCTTTCCAGTCATAGCTGCAATATTTATTTTATCTGCTAAACCAGCTGCGTATATCGCTGTTTTTGCATAAATACTTTGAAGGGTTTCTCCATTTTTTAATATAGTTGCATAAACTAAATTTTGTTGTTTAAGACCATCTAAAGTCTTTTTATCTATTTCATTTGTTGCGCCTTTTATTTTTCCTATTTCATCCAGGGTCTGCTTAAGTGCATCAGCTTCTGTTAATTCTGTTTTACCATCTTCTCCGCCTTTTGATCCAACCAAAGAATCTTGGTAGGTAGAAAGAACATTAATCATATTCTCTACACCAGTATTTAGCTCTTCTAAGAATCCCTTACTTGTGCTACCGTTCATTGCTACTATTGCATTTGAAACCATTTTAACTGATGCTGCGGCAGCAGATGCTCTGTCTGTAATTTGTTTAAATGAATCAGAAGATATTGCTGAAACTGACTGACCTGATTTATTTGATGCAGCAATTAAAGCATAAATTTTATTTGTTGCTTGTTGCACAGACATTCCCATAGATACATATTGAGACTTAAGCGATGTAGCTAATTGATTAACCTTAGATGAATCTATATTATTAAACGCTGCTAAAGTTTCTGGCATTTCTTTTTTAACTCTAGCAGTTTCTTCTCTTAATTCTTTAATTGTAAAAGTTAATCCACTTATACCAGTTTTTGTATTTGAGTCATACGATGCACTTGCTTTAGCACGCTGCAAATCTAGCTGAGCATTTATATCTTTTAATCTAGTAGATAGGTCTTTGTACTTTCCAGAAAGACCCGCCTCTCCTAAAGTTTTTTCATTAGCTCCAAATGCTAGTCTATTTGCCTTACCAGCATCTTCATACTTTTTCTTTAGATCTAATAATACTTTTCCTAAAGCTATTGCAGATGTTACTGCTAATCCAAACCCAGCAAACTTCATAACTTTTGATAATGTAAGTGTTCCTTTTATTAAAAATGGCAAAATTGATGCTACTTGTCCTAACATAGAGCCAATCATAAAGCCCGTGTTTCCACCCATAGCTTGTCCAGCCACTCCTCCGCCAACTGCTGTTGCCATGCTAAATACTTGAGCTTTAGCTCCGTATGGATTTATCCCTGACGAACCTTTTGTTATTGGAGTCATTCCCATTTGAGTTGCTAAAGGGGTTTCGTATCCAGGCATAGTAGGAATAGCAGGAAGTCCATATCCTGTTCTGTTCTTAACAATATCTCCGCCTGGAATTATTCCGCCTGAATTTCTAGGAACAAATATTTCTGGTCCGTTTTCTCCAACAAGGTAAGGTCTGTTTGCATTAACTGGACCACCCATGGCACGTGTACCGTCAACAACTGTTTCTAATTTCAATGTTCCATTTTCATATCCAACTACTCTAAACTTTCCACCAAAAATAGATTCTTGTTCGGATCTTGAGTTATGTCCAGCTACCTTTTGTCCAAATGGCGCTGAGAATTTTGCATCTGGGAATATGTCAGAAGCTGGAACAACATTTCTATTTTTTACAGATGCCTCTATAAGTATTGATGACCCATCTGCGGATGCTCCGTGTCCTGGCGCAAATAGGGAAGCAATATCTCTATTTTTACTCCATGATGAACGGCGCATAATAAATTCTTGACCAATAAGTCCAGATGGATCTCCACTTAATCTTGCCTGATCAATTGCCTCTATAATATTTTGAGGAAGAGGGTTTGCTCTATTTTTGCTTAGTTTTAATCCTCTATAAAGAGTTCCGCTAAACTTTCTAGACAACTTCTTCATTAATTCTGTAGCGCCTGGAGTCTGTAATATTCCATAGTTACCAGCCATGTATTGACGAAGTATATACTTCCCACGCTCTTCTTCAGATCCAATTGGGAACTGTCGCATAACATTTTGTCTTGCGAATCTATCGTCTTGATAAATTACTTCTCTTGTCCACTCATAATCATCTTGTCTATCTTTTGGAACCATGGTTCTACCAATTTGAAGTGGACCATGAAGTGGATCTTGATTTCCTAATGTGTATTGATACCCTGGCATTCTAAAGCGTTCTTGTGGCTTCCACCTTGCAGTTAATCTGGCAATTGCACTAGATGCTAATGATGGAACTCCATAGCCGTATCTTCCTCTTTGTATATTGCCTCCTGGAATCATTCCTCCAAGATTTGCAGCAAACGGTGTGGCTGATGAATTTCTGGAGAATCTGGTCATTGCTCCAATTTCTGCAGAGTTTACTAGTTGTCCCCACATGGCTTCATTCATTAAGCCATTTCTTCTTTCTACGAGAGCATTTAGTCTGCTAGCTGCGAGCTCTGCAACTTGTTGTGCTTGAGCCTCTGGAACACCAATATCTTTTAGTTTTCCTAAAAGACTTTGCATGTCTTGCCAGCCTACTTCTCTCCATGAATCTTTCCAGCCTTTTCCATCTGAAGTTCTTGCTGGAGATCCGTCGCCCTTAATTCTTTGATTAAATTTTGAAGTGTTTTTTACCCATGTCGTTGACAATGCAGTAAGTGTTGATAATTTACTGCCTTGAGGTACTGATACGCCTAAAGATCTTAATACTGATACTGGAATCTGATCTTCTGGACCGTACCCTAAAGATTCAAGTCTTCTTACAAATGCAGGAGGAAAAGCATGAACTAATACATCTCCCCTTTTTGTTGGAGTAATTCCATATCTCTTATTAGTCTCATCAGAATAAATTGCACTAGATCTTGAACGTGCTGAAGAATATTGTATAGAACCTGATCCTGGCTCTGAAACAGATTGTGTATTAGAACCAGTTGTATCCCATCTATTTCTGCTAGCTCTCCAGTATCTTGTTCCTGGAGATCTACCTCCTCCTATCATGGAAGATCTAGCTAAATAGTTGGCGATTAAAGATGCTGGATTTAGACCGTAGTTCTTTTTATTTCTAGATACATCTCCACCGAATGCGTATCCATTATTAGCTGCGTCAACTGCAGCATACAGTTCTGGATCTCTATGTATACCTGGGCCAAAAATAGTTTCTTTTGGAGTTAGCATAGCCTTCATTGTAGATCCGCTATTACTAAATGTTGAAGGTGCAGCATCTACTAAATCTTTATTGCGTGGATCTAGCGAAGCTTGTTGATTTAAAACATATCCGTTTAACGGAACATTTCCAAACCTATCGTCATAGTTAATAGATGACGGACCTGATACTACTGTCTTATTTGGCCCAAAGCTCTCAATGTCTCCACCGACATTAAATCTTTTTGGTCTTGTTGTTTCAATACTATAAGGAGCACCATATGTTTTAACTCCAAGCACTCTGGCAATGGAATTAAATAATGTTCTTGTTCTTCCTGGACGAGTAAGCTCTTTCATGTTTGCCTTACCAGTAACAGGATCAAACGCTGGTTGGTCTACGAGGGGTAGCTGTGTTAAGTTTATTGTTCTTCCTTGTGCAGTAGCAACTTCTGTTGCTGCCTGCCCCATCATCATTTCAATCTGTCTATTTAAAGCAACAACTCTTGCTCTTGCTTGATCAACAGTTATTTTTGATGCTTGCAGCTGTGCAACAATTTCAGCAGATTCTGTTGCAGCTAAAGTTGTTATTCTTGACATTTGAGGAAGAAGGGCTTGATATGAATCTGATAATGAAGTTGTAATTAATCCAGTTGCTGCAACTTCACGCTTTAGTAAAGCAATTTCTGCTTCCGACTGCATTGCAAGTGCGCCAGTCATTGCGTGCCACTTTGCTGCTTCTCCTGCAACTATTCCAGTAGAAACACCCTTTATTGCAGATACTCCAGCAACCTTTGGCAGGTCTGAGCTCATGTACATCTGCGGATTATTGCTAATCGCATTGTTTACTTTAGGTGCTCCTGGAACAATTCCAAATATAGTCTGGGCTTCTCTTTCAGCTGGGGTCATAGCTGAAACAGGATTTGGGTGAGAATAAGCTCTTGTATCCCTTGGAGAGATGTATCTACTTGTAGGATCTACTTCTCTTATAGCTGTGCCAGTCATAACAACTTGACCAGCAACAGTTGAAATTGTAGGAGCTGCGCTTACGCCAGAATTTGCTCTTGCCTGCAATATTCTAAATTCTTCATTTAAGTTATGTAGTGCTGTAGATAAAACCGTAGCTGCTTTTGCATCACTATAGAATGTTGTTTCTAATAGGTTACCAGCTTTGTTGGCAGCTAAAATTTCTGGAGTTAATAATTTCCATCCTTCTCCGCCTTTAAATAACGCTCTAAAGTGTGCAGCACCTTTAACAACATACCCAAGGAAGTTTGCAAGCACACCAGTTAACATAATTATTGGGCCAGTTAATGCTGTAAATCCTGCCGCAAATGTTAATAGTTTTTTGATTGGGTCTGGCAGCTTGTTAGCAAATTGAACTACCTTGTCGATAATATTTATAAAAAATGTTCCGATGTTTAAGAACTGCTCTCCTACTCCAGCTAAGCTGGCCTTTAAAGATTCTAGCGCTCTCTTATATTTACCAGATGCAGACTCTGTAATCTGAGTTAATTCTCGGTTAGCAATATTGGCTAAATCTTGTGTACTAGTTTTCATTAAGTCTAGTACTTGTAATGTCTGACTTCCTTCTTTACCTAAGTTTTCAAATAAGGCAGATAGTCTTGCAAACTGAAATTTTCCAAAAAGCTGCTCAATCGCCTTTGATTTACTTAATGGGTCAAGTTTGTCTAGAGCAGATTGAAGCTCTAACATCATTCCAGTTAAATTGCCAGCATTTGAAGTAACTATATTTTCAAGATCTATTCCAAATCCTTGGAACATTTCTTTAGCTACCTTGGTTGGGTTAATAAGGGATGCTAATGAGGACTTGATTGCATTTGCACCTTCAGATGCATTTACTCCGCCCTCTTTCATTGCAGTTAAATATAATGCTAAATCTTGGACTGATCCGCCAAGACTTTGAATTACTGGTCCTGCTTTTGGAATCGCTTCTACTAAATCTGCAAGAGATGTGGATGTCTGGTTTTCAACTGCGTTTAAAAAGTTAATTGATTCAGAAAGTTCTGTTGTATTTTGCTTAAAAGCTGTCTGAATTGCAAGTGTGGCTTTCATTGCTTCTTGCCTATCAACTTCACCAAGTATGGAAAGTCTTGTAGTTTCTTGAGTTGATCTGATTAGATCATCTCCCTGCTTTCCTGTTGCAGCAATATCCGCAGCTAGTGCGATTGTTTCTTTGTAAGAAGCTCCGTAAGCAGCTGCTAATTCTCTTGCTGTGGCAGAAACTTCTTTTCTTACTTTTGCTAACTCTGTTGCAGAAGTTTGTGCTACCCCACCATAAACTTTTGTTAATCTTACAAGTTGCTCGTCTGCTTCTCTAAATGCTTTTGATGCAGCAATCCCAAAAGCTGTTATTGGTACGGTTAGTCCTACAGTTAACTGGCGTCCTGCCCACTGAGTATTTTTACCCCAGTTAATTAGTTGGACTCCGCCATCTTGAATAACTTTATTAAATATCTGCATCTCTTGCTTGAGAAGAGCTGTTCTATTTTTAGTAGCATCCAGACCTCTTGGTATCTGAACGTTAAACTGCATTAAGCCTTCGGCATTTCTACCTAGGGGCTGAAGTATTGCATTTTGTAATTGAACTTGCTGTCTTGCTAACTCCCTAATCATTCCACCAGAAGTTCTAGTGTGATCTTGGAATGTTCTATAGTAATCTTTAAGCTTAAGTCTTCCCTGATCTAAGTTTTTACCAAATTTTTCTACATCAGAAGAAAGACTTACGAAGTGGGTTGAGAACTGACCAGTGCTTCTAAGTGTTGCTGAAAAGCCTTGCTGTATCTTTGCTGCATCCATCGCAAGTGCTTTGTTCGTTGTTGCTAAAGCACCTTTTAATTGAGCGAGCTCTGCCGTAGCCTTTTGCACATTAGCAATAAGACTTGAGAAATTAGCATTAGCTACTATATTCGTAACTATTGTCTCATTGGCCATATATTATATGTTACCCCACTTCGTATCCCAAACCTGCTCCGATTCCAAATCCATTCTCTGCGGCAATTGATCCTTGTAGTGAAACAACATCGTCACCACTTGCATTTATTCCTAGAGCTCTTCTTTGAATATCTTCAAAAGTTGGGCCTTCTTTTTCTTCTTCGGATTCAAGGTTGATGCCTTGAAGTCCTGCTAAGAATTTTCTTTCTTTTTCTTCTTTCTTATTCATTGATTGCAAGGTTTGAATAAGTTCTGGCATTGAAAGGTTTTCTTCTAGCTGCTCATAGTTTTTCCAATGACCTAGAAGAAAAACCTCTCCAAGTAAAGCGGCTAAATCTAGTTCTGACCAGCCAGAACCGCTGCCGCTAGAAGGTTTGGGTCATCCATCTTTATCCCACCACATACTTCTAGAATACGATTAATTGTAGGAACATCTAATGCATCTTCTAGTGCATCTCTATCTGCTACCAACTCTGGTAACTGCTTTTCTAATGCTACTGCACATGCATCAATAAGGATGTCTAATGTCTCATCTTCTGATGTTGTATTTGCTGTTTTTTGAATAGCGATCATAAACTTGCGAAGCTCTTTAATTGTTAAAGGCTTTAGCTTTACGGTTGCGCCATTTTGTAGTTGAATTTCTTCTACGTCATAGATTGTAGTTGCCAATTTATCCTCCTAGGATTGTCTTAATTATTATAACAAAACACCTTTACTAATACAAGCAGAAAGCCCCCATTTCTGGGGGCCTTCCAATTAATTTAAATTAATTAAATTATTATGCTAGTGTCCAAGTACGGTCAATAATCTTACCGTATTCCTGTCCTGCGTATGCAGAATCTCCTGATGGGAGAAGGCGGAATGTTACTGGGAATGTTGATGCTGCGTTACGAGCAAGTGAGAATTGTGACTGCTGTACAGACAAAACTCTACGTGCATAATAAACACGCTCTGAAGTTGCGCTTGTTGTAGTTGGTGCTTGGCCTACTGCAATAAGCTGGCGCTCTGTTGGAGCTGATCCAAGAGCACCTGCCTCAAGTCCTAGAACTCCACCATTTAGTGTTGACTTTCCTTGGCCGAATACAACTAGAATATTTTCTAGAGTACCTTCTGCCATTTCTGTTGCAATCATAACTTCCATTGACTCCTTGAACAGCTTTGCTGTGTCAAGAAGCTGATCTACTGTTACTGAACCGTATGATGGGTTGTAAGTAATCTGAAGACCATTGTTTGTGTAACCTACGTTACGGTATGCTGCTGCATCTGTTCCACCTGCTGCATTAGTATCTAATGCATTCAGTGTTGGAATATATGATGTACCTGTGTTGAAAGCTGGTACCTTTGTAGATGGCTTGACTGCGCCATTTGCAGCTGTTCCTGCTCTTGCAACTCCTGGCTCCATGTTATCTACATAACCTGCTGCTGTTGAGTCGTCTACTGAAAGAAATAGTGGTGAAGCACCAACTAGAATATTCTTGGCATTACCTGTGTTTTGTGCCATAATTTAAAACCTCCTGTTTATAATATCAATATTAAATTGTAAAACATAATTTGGCTGGCTAGGCCAATTCCTCTAGATCCAATTTTAGTGTATAATGCCCCAAAAGGCAAACTAAATGAATCGACCAGAATTATCTGTTATTCTGGAATACTTTATTTCTAGGACTACGTCTGAAGACAAAAATCCCTGAATTTCCTCAGAGGGTGATGTTGGGGATATGTCAGCAACAAATATGTTATGGAACTTAAATAGGTCTGATACTAGGTCTGAGTTTCTGACATCCCTTGCTGATTCATCCATTCTCCTAAACTCATCAATCATGAAGTTTCTTATCTCATTAATCTCTGATATGTCTGTTGAATATATGGTAAATAAAATTTGTTCACAGCATATTAGCCAATTGTCCTCATAGGACATTCCTATCTTGTCATAGACTATATGCTTCTTGCCGCTCAAGAATTGATTTAATTCCGCCGACTGCTGTACTGGAATTATAGGAATAATCTCTTTACCTATATTGTCTGAATAATAGTCACTGGCATCAAATATCTCGTAGTTTAAAAGCTGAGACCATAAAAACTTTCTTATCTCAGATGATGCATCTAATTTATAATTTGCCGTCATAGCATTGAACCTCCAAATGATGAAGCCAATGCAACGTCTGCTTGTGCCCTGACAGCATTTGGCGAAAATGAATATTGAACCTTTTTAATATTTGATGGAATTCCAAGTGCTTTTGACATTGCACCATTAAATATATTTTGAAAGCCAGATTTTTTAATTGATAAATTAACTAAATCGCTTTTAAAAAAATGTGCATATGCCATCTTAAAGGATCCAGTTGTAGCAGCCCCTCCAGGCCTTCTGACGACCACTGAGGCCCCTTTGGGCATAAAGACGGTATAACCGTTAACCTCAAATACAAGGCGCTTAGAAGCCTTTGGAGAGATTGTTATGGGGTTTCCTAGTTCCATTACAGAAGCTTTGTTTGCAAATACATAGGAGTTCTTAGATCTTTTATCTTTAGGGACTTTAGTTTTTGAAAGCTTAAAATCATATCCTATTCTAAAGGATAGTCCGTCTGAACCCATTCTATTTAATTTAAATAGTCTTGCAGACTCTTGCCCTGTTTTTTTCCATTCATAAACATGGTGAAAGGACTTGGGCTTTGTTCTTGCCTTAGCATCTATATAATTACCAAAATCTTTATCTATCTGATTATAGATCATTGTTTGAAATTTATTCTTAAATCCAGTATTGCTCATAAGCTTTGCTATTACATTTGATTGATAATATAAAGCAGCAGATATTTGTGCAACAGTTGTATCTTGTAAGTTTGTACCTACAGTGCCAACCATTAATTTTTCTAGTCCGCTTGCGGCTTGAAGTAAAGCAACATTAGATTCCAATTGTCTGATTCTCCGACCTTAGAGCCATAGAGTTATATCCAATAACCTTTCCGAATGGGTCGGTTATAGGTGTCGTGCCAGATATCTCAAACACCGTTGGAGTGTTAGAAGGGAAATTTATTTCTGTCCATATTGGGTTATTTTTGTTATCCCTAATGTTAGTTATTTTCTCTCTAGAAGTAAGCCTGTCAGATGTTCTAATTTGTATTACCTGCTCGTTAGAATATTTATTATTAAACACCTGTTTGTCTCCAGACCTAGAGGTGCTTGAGTTTGATATGATTCCCTTTGCATGGCACTGTAGTGTTTTATAATAATGCCATTCTTTTTTGATAGCCCCAGTGTCTGGATCTTGTTCGTCAAACTGTCTGTAGACATCTAATTTCATCAAAAGAACTGCGTCTATAATTCCTTGCATTTTATATTACCATTGCCTGATTAATAACATAATCTGATAAAAGCTTATCTGCATAAGAGCATCCAGTTCCAGTGTGAATATCAGAAGAGTAATCAAATTTCCAGTCAAATGTTTGAACTGACTTTAAATACTGATCTTTCCAATGTCTATCCTTGTCAAAGAAGTGGCCCATAAGCTGTATGCATGCTTGCTCAACTTCATCTGGAACGCTAGCCCAACCAAATCTTCCAGAAACTCTATACCTTGAGTTGTTTTTAAATACTCCATTAAATGAAATATCGTTTACCGTAGGTGGAACCATTCCATTTGCAGTGTATACAGTGTTGTCAGTCATAAGAGCGGTATCAACTCTTATTCCAAATCCGCTTTCTGAAACTACTGTAGAAAGACCCCAATTGTTTACTTCATTAATGTTGTCTACTAAAAGGTAATCTCCTACATGCAATGTATACAGGCTGTTAATTTTTGCTGGAAGTGGAAGAGAGTATGAGCCTGAGCCATAAACAACTTCTGTTGAGTTGTAAAGATAGAACTTCTGTCCACAATAATTTTCAATTATTTTTCTAGCGTACTTCTCTGCCATTTGAAGATCATGATAAGTTTTATATTCAGGATCAGATTGATCTGTTCCAAAATTTAAATCCTCAATTGCTTCTGCAAGATTAGCATAGGGAGTAACTACATCCGTATAAGATATATGATAAGAGCTGCTTCCACCAACCACATATCTCCAAACCATTTTAAATTTTCTATTTCTATCAGAGTATGCCGTTGGCAATACTATCTGGTAGGTACCAAAATCATTTTCTAGTTTTGTGGCTGTAAGGTTTAGAAGAAGGCTAGTTGGGTTAATGGCTGGAAACACCAATGGGTCTTCGGTAATATCATAGACTTCAACGGAAACATTTCCGTCAGGGTCTACAATTTCACCTGCCCAAAATATTTTAGTTTTGATTGGTGCATTACTATTAACATAAATCTCTGCCATATTACATAGGGCTTAGTTGTAGTACTCTTGAACTTCCTTTGGAGTAGCTAATCTAAAACCCTCCTCCTTATCAAAAATTTCTTGTGCTGTCTTTGGATCCATTGCCACAAAAGGGTGTTCCTTTGTAAATGTGTGACCTTGAATATCGTATCTGAAGTTAGCTCTTGTCATTCTAACAAGCACGTCGTCTTCGTCTAGTTCTTTCTTTGAATCAAATCTAGGCAAGACTTCAATCTCTTCTGAATCTTCTTCAATATCTTTAATTGTCTTCTGGTACACTGACCATGTGACGCCTTCTTCTGTGAAAGCTGCAATTATATCGTTCTTATTCTTTAAACCTTCTGTATCAACGCCGAAATCTTCTGCGATTTTCTTTAACTCAGATACCTTTAATGTATCAAATGACATAAAATCTCCTTAGTCTAAGTTATTTAATTATAGCATTAGTCAATTAAAATGAAAAGCCCCTAAAATTAATTAGGGGCCTTTCTTGCAAGTCTTCTTAATAAATTAAATTATGAAGCGACTTTAACGTTCTTAACTACAACCCAAGCATCTGCTTGCTCGATCTGGACGCCAACACGAGTATACATTGTGTACTCAATTGAGTCCTTACGTGGCCAGAAGAATCGGTATACAGTTACGTCACGCTTAACACCAATAACAACGTTATTTGGGAATGTTAAGTGGATATCACCGTGTGAACCTGATGCTGCTGAATAGTCACCAGTCTGTGTCTCTGGTAGCAGTGGAACTTCAACGATTGGAATACCAAATGCGTATGGAGCTACATATCCTGCTGGACCTGAAACTGGAGCAACCTCACCACGGATGATGCCTGAAGCAATATCCTGTGGGTTGACGTTCTGGATGTTTTGTGATGTTGAGTATAAGTAATCCTGAATCAAGTTTGAACCTGAGAGGAAGCGAAGATCTGTTCTACGCTGCTTGTACTTACGTGGGAGTGCCTTAAGAGCTGAGTTAAATACTGCACGAGAGATACCAGCACCTGCTGCGTCTACTACGTGTGCATCTGACTTTGCCTTCTTTACAACGCCATCAAATGCCTTGTATAGGTTATCTGATGATAGTGATGTATTTCCGTTAAGTACTACATCTTCAATGTCATTACCTGCCTGTGTTGCCATCATGCGTGCAATGTGATCTTCTAGATCTGGACCTTCAATGTTGTCTTCTAGAGACTCTGTTGAAAGCTCCCAGTCTAAGCGAAGCTTCTTTGTTGTAAGAGAGATCTTTGAGAATGTCACTGCTGCGTTAGCTGCTGTGTTATCTCCTTCTGTTGCGAGCTTCATAAGCTTCTCACCAACGGACATACGATCAATCTCGGTTGTGTCAGACTTCATTCTAACAGTACGTGCGACTTTACCAATTACGGTTGCGTCGAACATATAGTCGAGGAAGCGAGCTGATTGCTCTGGGTTTAGTAAACCACCGTTGCCATCTTCTGACGCTGTGTGGATTCCTGTTCCGCCTGTAGCGGATGCAAATGTGCCAGTGGCTGTTGTGCCTGCTGCAATTGCTTTTTCTAATGTTTCATTGCTCATTATATTTTTCACCTACCTTATTATCGAATTAAATCTGATACGGTACCGAGGAAAGAACCGTTCCATTTAGATTTTGTTATTGTTACTTCCTGAGATCCGCCAAGATCTGAGGACTTCTTAATTGCAGTCTCTGATTCTACTGCATCGACACGCTTTGTTACACCATCAATCGTGCTCTTGATATCTGCTACAGCATTGCTTAATGCTGTGTGTTGTTCTGCCAACTCTGTGATTCTAACTTCTACAGCCTTGCTGAAATTTTCAACAGTTGACTTAATTTCTGTCACCTGTGCAGCATTTGACTCTGTAGCTTTAGCTAGAGTTTCTGAGAAAAAGCCTTTTAGATCGCCCATCATCTTTGCAAAATCAGGTTCATCAACCTCAACTTCTGATACATCGGCTGCTTTTTCGAGAGAATCGGCAGAAGCGTCTGCTGCTGGTGCAGCATCTACGTCAGCAGGTGCTTCTTCAGCAACTACTAGTGTTTCTTCGGCAATAGCTTCTGCAGCTACTACATCTTTTTGTACATCTGACACTTCATTACCTCCTTCTACGTTTGCCTGTTTTGCAATTTTTTGTGTTTCAGGCAACGGTAATCTTGACTTCTTAAATGAATCAAGAATCTTATCTATTTCGTTTGATTTGTTTACGTCTGAACTTTCGACCCAACCAATTAGTGTTGCTGGCTTTCCAGAAACTGGAGAGTCGAATGTCTTCTCTGTTGACATAAATACAGAGTCACTTTCTTCACAATAAAAAATATTTTCTGTTACGGTTTCTGCTGCCATACCTTTAAATACAAGCTGCCCGTTCATTTTAGAAATTGAAAGAACATTGCATAATTCATTTGCTGGTGAATCAACTATTGATAACTCCATTAAGTCATATCCCTTAATGAATCTTACCTGTTGGCCTGTTGCTTTGTTAACTTCATTATCTGATTCTGTAATCTTTCCGCCGATTGAAAATCCTGTAAGTGTGCCATCTAAA